ATGGAGCAGATATTTCCAACGAAGCTAAATGATTATTGCTCTTACTTTGAAATAAGTTTTTTTGACTTATCTTTAAAATGTATCTTCTGTAGACATTATTTGACTTTGGTAGATTTAGCAAAATTTCATGATAAAGACCTTTCTTTAGTTTGGAGGGGTAATATTTGTTATGCTTGTTGTGATAAATGTATTTGTTGTAGTGCTAGATACGAAGCTAATAAGCATTTTCAATGTACATTTAAAACTGATAGTTTGCATTCTATAGTTCAGAAGCCTTTGCAAGAAATTGATATTCGTTGTTATTACTGTTTACGTGTTTTAACATTGGTGGAAAAATTTGATTTGATTGCTCAAGGGAAGCCTACTTGTTTAATTAGAGGATACTTTAGAGCGCCTTGTACAGAGTGTTTGCGAAAAGAATTGTATTAGAATGAGGGGTAATTCTCCAACTGTTGAAAATATTGAACTAGATCTTGAGCCTCTGGTTTTACCTGCAAATCTATTAAGCAACGAATCTTTGTCATCAGATGAGGAATTAGAGGAGGAGCGTGATTATAGTCCTTTTCAAATTGACAGCTATTGTCATTCTTGTCAAAGGAGAGTTAGAGTTTGTGTTGTGGCTCGCGCTGGAGCCATTCAATCACTGGAAGTACATTTATTGTCCAACAACTTGTCCTTTTTGTGCGCGAGCTGCTCAAAGACCATCCTGCAACATGGGCGAAACGTCTAAAGGTACTGATTATGTAGAAAAATTGGATGAAAGTTGCTTTATTATTACTGAAGCTGTTTGTGAGAATGAGCATGATACTTTGGAGGAATTATTTGACGAAAGTACTGATGGGTCCAACATTTCAGATCTTATAGACGATGATGTGGATGAAGTTGATCAGGGGATTTCCCTGGCTTTGTATAACAGTCAGTTAACTGAGGACTGTGAAATTGCAATAAGTAATCTAAAACGAAAGTATGTGAAAAGTCCTCAGCAGGCTGCTATAGCAGAGTTGAGTCCGCGGTTGGAAGCAATAAAGTTAACTCCTGAAAGAAAATTGAAAAGACGATTGTTGTTTCAGGACAGTGGCATAGCAGAAGATGAAACTGCAAATTCTTCTGAACAGGTAGAAACTATAGAGCCGAGCTCTGAAACCAATAATGGCGCGAGTTTTGAAAATGGCGCAGATGATGCATGTCGCTTGCTTTTACTTAGCAATAACAGACGTGCAACTATGTTGGCAAAGTTTAAAGACTATTTTCAAGTTCCGTATACAGAATTGACTAGAACATTTAAAAGTAATAAGACTTGCGCTGATAACTGGATTGTAGTACTCTTTGCAGTTTCAGAAGAAGTGTTAGACGCTTCTAAGGTTATGTTACAACAACATTGTGTTTTCTTTCAATTAACAACTTTTGTGTTTACAGGTTTATATTTATTACAATTTATGCATTCTAAAAATAGAGAAACTATCATAAAATTATTTCAATCTGTACTGAATATTCAAGATTTTCAAATATTATGTGATCCTCCAAAAATAAGAAGTGTACCTGCAGCATTATGGTTTTATAAAAAAAGTTTAACAAATGCCTCTTATATGTATGGGTCGTTACCAGATTGGGTTACTAAACAAACAATGGTGAATCACCAAAGTGCAACATCAGCAGACTCATTTGATCTATCACAAATGGTACAATGGGCTTATGATAATGGATTTACAGAAGATTCAGAAATTGCCTATCACTATGCATGTTCAGCTGAATTTGATAACAATGCTTTAGCATTTTTAAATAGTAATAATCAAGTTAAACATGTAAGAGATTGTAGTTCTATGGTAAAACTTTATAAAAGACAGGAAATGAAAGAAATGACAATGTCAGATTGGATATTTAAGTGTTGTAATGAATGTAATGAAGAAGAAGATTGGAAAGTTATAATAGAGTTTTTAAAATATCAGCAAATCAATGTTGTAGAATTCCTCACTGCTTTGCGAAGTCTGTTTAAGCAATTACCAAAAAAAAATTGTCTGTTAATACATGGGAAACCTGATACTGGCAAATCATACTTCTGTTACTCTTTAGTACAATTTTTGAAAGGGAAAGTAGTATCACCAATGAACAGAGCTAGTGTATTTTGGTTACAGCCTTTAGTAGACACAAAGATAGGATTTATAGATGATGTAACAATGGCTTGCTGGCTTTTCATGGATACAAACATGAGAAATGCATTAGATGGTAATGTAGTATGTATTGATAATAAACATAAAGCTCCTTTGCAAATCAAATTACCACCATTATTATTAACTAGTAATATTGATGTTAAAAAAGAACCTACTTTATTTTACTTACATAATAGGTTAATGAGCTTTGAATTTCCTAATATAATGCCTTTTACTGCTGATGGTAAACCTGTGTACACTATTACTCATAAACATTGGACATGTTTTTTTAGAAAACTTGCTAAGCAGTTAGATCTCTCAACCGAAGACAACAATGAATCAAACGGATCTGAAAAACCGTTTAGATGCACTGCAAGATGCTCTGATGACTCTCTATGAAAAGGATCCAGTTGATCTATCTTCTCAAATAGAACATTATTCACTATTAAGAAAAGAAGCTGTTTTGCAGTATTATTGCAGAAAAGAAGGATACAGACAATTGGGCCTACAAATTTTGCCATCACTAACTGTTTCAGAACATAATGCAAAAGAAGCTATAAAAATGGTTATAATTTTAAAAAGTTTATCAAAATCTCAATTTGCAGGAGAGCGGTGGACTTTAAGAGACACTAGCTTAGAATTGTTTAATACAGCACCAAAAAACTGTTTCAAAAAAGATGGCTATGAAGTACTTGTGTGGTTTGATCATGACCCAAACAATGCGTACCCCTATACAAATTGGAATAATATCTATTATCAAGGTGATAACGATGTCTGGTATAAGACTGCAGGAAAAGTAGACCTAAATGGATTGTATTATGAAGATTATGATAATGTAAAAGTTTACTTTGTATTATTTCAAGAAAAAGCTGATTTGTATAGTAAATCTGGAGAATGGACTGTTAACTTTAAAAATGAACAACTTTCCTCCTCTATTGCTAGCTCTACTCGGCGGCCTATACCCCTCCTCTCCCACGAAACCAACAGGAACGGGAACGGAGCTTCCCGCGCGACCACCAGGAACGCCAGCCCTACATCGACGGCGCTCCCCATCTCTTCTTACGGAGGAAGAGAGGAATCGGAATCGGAGGAGGGCCCTAGCTCTACCAGCAGGTCGCCAACGGGACGACGACGACGACGAAGAGGAGGGGAACAAGGAGAATCAGCCGCCAGACCACAGAAGAGAAAGCGAGGAGGTGACGCTGTTCCAACTGCTGCAGAAGTTGGAAGCAATCATAGAACAGTTCCTTCAACGGGTCTCTCGCGACTTACAAGACTTCAGGCAGAAGCTAGGGACCCTCAACTCATCCTAATCAACGGTGCAGCTAATCAGTTAAAGTGCTTTAGGTACAGATGTTATGCAAAAGCTAAGCAAAACTTCATAGCTATGAGCACAGTATGGCATTGGGTTAATAATGAACATAAAGAATCTAGTAGCAAGCTTTTAGTAGCATTTGACAGCGATAAACAAAGAGATTTGTTTTTAGTCACTACCACATTGCCAAAAGGGTGTACGTATTGCTTTGGTCAGTTAGACTGCTTTTAAAATGCAAGCCAATAAAAGACGTAAGCGTGCTGCAGTAGAAGATATCTATGCTAAAGGTTGTACACAGCCAGGAGGTTATTGTCCCCCTGATGTAAAAAATAAAGTAGAAGGTAATACATGGGCTGACTTTTTACTAAAAGTGTTTGGAAGTGTGGTCTATTTTGGTGGGCTTGGCATTGGAACAGGTAAAGGTACTGGTGGTTCTACGGGATACACACCACTAGGTGGCACTGTAGGATCTAGAGGCACCACAAACACTATAAAACCTACAATACCACTGGACCCTTTAGGTGTTCCAGATATAGTTACGGTAGACCCTATTGCTCCAGAAGCCGCGTCCATAGTACCTTTAGCTGAAGGATTACCCGAACCAGGTGTTATAGACACAGGCACATCTTTCCCTGGGTTAGCAGCAGATAATGAAAATATAGTAACAGTGCTAGACCCCCTATCAGAGGTCACAGGGGTTGGTGAACACCCAAATATTATTACTGGTGGTACTGCTGATAGCCCTGCTATTTTAGATGTACAAACCTCACCCCCACCAGCTAAAAAAATATTATTAGATCCCTCTATTAGTAAAACTACAACTGCTGTGCAAACTCATGCTTCCCATGTAGATGCAAATCTGAATATATTTGTAGATGCACAGTCTTTTGGTACTCATGTGGGTTATACAGAAGACATTCCCTTGGAAGAAATAAATTTAAGGAGTGAATTTGAATTAGAAGATAGTGAACCCAAAACTAGCACACCTTTTGCAGAAAGAGTTTTAAATAAAACCAAACAGCTCTATAGTAAATATGTTCAACAAGTGCCAACACGTCCTGCTGAATTTGCACTTTATACATCTAGGTTTGAATTTGAAAATCCCGCCTTTGAGGAGGACGTCACTATGGAATTTGAAAATGATTTGGCAGAGATTGGGGAGATAACAACCCCCGCAGTTTCTGATGTAAGAATTTTAAATAGGCCAATATATTCTGAAACTGCAGACAGGACTGTCCGCATTAGTAGACTAGGTCAGCGAGCTGGAATGAAAACTAGAAGTGGACTTGAAATAGGCCAAAGGGTACACTTTTACTTTGACCTCAGTGATATTCCTAGAGAATCCATAGAACTTAATACCTATGGTAATTACAGTCATGAAAGCACTATAGTTGATGAATTGCTTTCTAGCACGTTTATTAATCCATTTGAAATGCCTGTTGATTCAGAAATATTTGCAGAAAATGAATTGTTAGATCCTTTAGAGGAGGACTTTAGAGATTCACATATAGTAGTTCCTTATTTAGAAGATGAGCAGATAAATATTACTCCTACATTGCCACCAGGCCTAGGTTTAAAAGTTTACAGTGATTTATCGGAAAGAGATTTATTAATACATTACCCTGTGCAGCATGCAGACATTATGGTGCCAGATACACCTTATATTCCTGTGCAACCTCCTGATGGAGTTCTGGTAGATGACAATGATTATTATTTGCACCCTGGTTTGTATTCTCGAAAAAGAAAACGACGTGTTTTGTAATATTTTACAGATGGCTGTGTGGGTACCGAACAAAGGACGTCTGTATTTGCCACCACAACGACCTGTGGCTAAAGTTTTGTCTACAGATGACTATATTGTTGGAACTGATTTATACTTCCATTCGAGTACTGACCGCCTTTTAACAGTTGGACATCCTTTCTTTGATGTATTAAGCACAGACCAAAATACCGTTGATGTACCCAAGGTATCTGGTAATCAATTCAGGGTATTTAGACTAAATCTTCCAGATCCTAACCAGTTTGCTCTAATTGATACATCTATTTATAATCCAGAACATGAACGCCTTGTATGGCGTCTAGTAGGTATTGAAATTGATAGAGGTGGTCCTCTTGGTATAGGTAGTACTGGTCATCCACTATTTAACAAATTGCAGGATACAGAAAATCCTTCTGTATATAATGGATTAATCAGTGACCAAAAGGATAACAGGATGAATGTAGCATTTGATCCCAAACAAAATCAATTGTTTATAGTAGGATGTAAACCTGCTGTTGGTCAACATTGGGACAAAGCAGAACCTTGCCCTAACACGCGCCCACCCCCAGGAAGTTGCCCACCTCTTAAATTGGTACATAGTACAATTGAGGATGGCGACATGTCTGATATCGGTTTAGGAAATATAAATTTCAGTGATCTTTCTGATGATAAATCCAGTGCACCTTTGGAAATTATTAATTCTAAGTGTAAGTGGCCTGATTTTGCTTTAATGACCAAAGATTTATTTGGCGACAGTGCCTTCTTTTTTGGAAGGCGTGAGCAACTTTATGCTCGCCACCAGTGGTGCAGGGATGGCCTTGTGGGGGACGCTATTCCAGATGAACACTTTTATTTTAATCCTAATGGCCAGGATCCAAAGCCTCCTCAATATCAGCTTGGCTCTTCTATTTACTTTACAATTCCGAGTGGTTCGTTGACTAGCAGCGAATCAAACATATTTGGTAGACCATATTGGTTGCACAGAGCTCAGGGTGCAAATAATGGTATTGCATGGGGCAATCAATTGTTTGTAACTTTATTGGACAACACACACAACACAAACTTTACTATATCTGTAAGTACTGAATCACAAACAACATATGATAAAAACAAATTTAAGGTTTATTTACGACATGCAGAGGAAATAGAAATAGAAATCGTTTGTCAGCTCTGTAAGGTTCCTTTGGAAGCAGATATCCTGGCACATTTATATGCTATGGACCCATCTATATTAGACAACTGGCAGCTAGCTTTTGTACCTGCGCCACCACAAACTCTAGAAGATACTTACAGATATATAAGATCTATGGCTACTATGTGTCCCGCAGATGTGCCTCCAAAGGAGCCAGAGGACCCGTACAAAGATTTACACTTTTGGACTATTAATCTGACTGATAGATTTACTTCAGAGTTGGATCAAACTCCTTTAGGTAAAAGATTTTTGTATCAGATGGGATTACTTACTGGAAACAAACGCTTGCGAACAGATTATATAGGTTCTCCAGTTGCTAAACGACGAAGGACAGTAAAATCTAGTAAAAGAAAGAAGTCTTCTGCAAAGTAAAATATTTTGCATGTGAAATGGAACAGTACTGTGAAAACATGTTCAGATGAGTGTGCAATAAATGATGTTGACTTGACTCATGTGGTCTGCATTTTTGTTACCCCACCCGACAATTAATCCTCCTGTGTTTATTTGGCACTTCAAAACATATCTATAGACAAAGGCTGAAGATTGGACAGCTGTGCCTTTTGGCTATCAAAACAACCACTTTCGGTAAGTAAAAAGGCGCCAAAATGTCAAACAAACCGTTATCGGTCGTCTTCAGTGAGTTGGCTTGTAAAAACGAATCGTATGAGTCAACAATCATGCCTTTGGCTGTCAGCCTTTGTACCGGGAGTGGTAACTTCCTTGGCATTTCCTTCTGATTGTTGGCAACAATTATGATTTCAATAAAAAGCAACCGGTAGAGGTACAATATAAAAGAGCTGAGCTTGGGAGAATTTTTGGCCAG